CAATACCGGCGAAATTTTGCTGAAGCCCTGGAGCATGTTGGTCGGGTCAACGCCCGAGTAAAAACCGCGCTGGATGGTATCCATCAACGCCATCATGTCCTTCTCGGAAGTGCGGGTGGCATCTTGCATCTTGGCCGCGAATTCGGCGGCTTCGGCCACTGGCATTTGCAATTGAACGCCCAGGTACGCCGCTGCTTCACCGGTACCGCCGAGAATGCTCTGCGCGCTGAGACCTTGGCGCCGGAGCATCGTCATCATTTCCTGAAAATCGGCCGTGGTACCGGGCAATCGGTCGCCCAGCTTGGTGGCGAGGTCAGTGATTTTCTGGAAGTCTTCAGCGACCTTTCCCGTGCCGTCCATCATCGACACTTTCAGCTGTGTGGCTGAGTCTTCGTTCGGCGCAAACGCGCCAATGGCTTTGGCAATCGGGCGGCTTGCCGCGTAACCCGAACCCAGTCCGGCAGCGCCGTTCATGGCCATATTGCCGGCCAGGTTCTGGGTTTTTTCCATTTTGCTGCGTTCGATTGCCAGGCGTTTCTGTTGCGCGTTCAGGGCGACCAGGCGCTTGCCCTGTTCGCTGATGCTGGCGTTGGTGGCTCCGATCTGCTCGCGCAGCTGGCGCTCGTGGCTGCTGAGGTCCTTGGTGCTGATGCCGGCGCTGTACAGTTTCGTGCGCAGCGTCTGGAGTTGTTCACTCTGGTGCTGGTGCTGTTCCTTGAGCTTCTGCGCTTCACGCACGGCGGCGCGGAAATCCTTGGCCATGCCCTTGGTCGGTACACCGGTGGCAGCGAATTGCTGGCTGAGGGCTCGGACCTTGTCGCGGGCAGCGCCAAGGGCTTGCTCGGTCTGTTCGGCCGCAGCGCGCTGGGTACGCCAGGCGCTGACGTCCTTCTGTTGTGCGTTGAGTTCCTTGAGGCGGTCGCGGGCTTCTTTCAGAGCCCGAGCGGCGCCGATGCTGCCGTTGTTGATGGCCTTCAGGGGACCACTTGCCCGGTCGATGGCGTTGAGCAACACCTGAAGTTTTAGATCATTCGCCATCGGTGGAGCTCCGCACCCTGGCGCGCTCGCGCCAGTCCATAAGTTCTTGCAGGCCCAGCTGATCCATGTCCGCTGGCGCCCAGTGAAAAACCACGGCCAGGTCAGCCATGGCGTCTTCTACGCAACGAGGGATGCGTCCGTCTTCACCGACCTCTGCAACAAAAAACCAGAAATCTTGCTGCCACAGGCGAGCAGGTCGGCGGGGTCCATGCCGGCTGCTTCCGGGGCGGTAATTCCTGGGCTGGTGATGCGCGGCAGGATCTTGATCAGGGTGGCTACGTCCATGTTCAACAGTTCAACCAGCTGGACGCCGCGCAGCTCGCCTGAGGCTGGCTTACGCAGGGTGAGGGTGTCGATGGTGGACTTGCCGCGTCTGATCGGCGTGTCGAGGGTGACGGTGTTGTCGTCGACGGGTGGCAATGCTTCGACGGTGTCTTCAGAGTTCATGGGAGGCTCCAGATTTCAGGGTGGGCCGTCCTCGATCGAGCACGGCGTGGTGGATCAAAGGCCGATGGCGGCGCGCTGTTTTTCCAGCATGTCGACGCCGTTGACCTTCTCGATGAAATTGAGCAGATCGATCTCGATGATTTCTTCGTTATCGACGATCAGCTTGTAGTAGGTGCAGGTGGTGGTGATGCTGTGTTCGGTGTCTTCACCGGGCTGGGCGTCACCCATTTCGATGGTTTCGTGGCGGCCGCGTACGACAATCTCCACGGCGCTAACTTCACCGGTGTCGTCTTGTTGAAACGAACCTGCGAATCGCAGCTGAACACCCGAAGCGTTCACAGTGCCGAACTGACGAAGCGCGATCAGGTCCAGGCCGCCGGTCTTCCATTCGAACTGTATGCCGTCATCGGAGAAGCCCAGATCCGCCTTGACCGGGCCGTTCATGCCGCCGCCGCGATAGGCTTCCATCTTGCGGCCGAGCGGGGGCGGGGTAACGCTTTTGGCAACGCCCTGGTAGCTGTTGCCATCGTTGAACAGGTTCATGTTTTTGAGTTTGCGAGGCATGGCCATGGCGGTGTTCTCCGGTGTACTGGCTCGGGATGACTCCTCTCACGGGGAGCCCCGGTTTAGCTGTTAACTTTGTTGGCGAACTGGATCAGGTAGCGGTCGGTAATGCGCTGCCGAAGGGTGAGGTCTTCCAGCGGGGGAACCGGTGTGTAGTCGTAATCGAGGACGAGCTTCCCGGCCTTCAGGCTGTCTTTGTCGTTGATGTCATCCGGGTACCAGCAGCTCCCGCCAATCAGGTAGCCCGCAGTGACCAGTTCGCGGAACTTGGCGTTGATGCTCTCGATCATGTCTCGCACCAAAGAGGCGTGCATCGGAACGTCCATGGCCCACATCTGCGCCTCGGCCATGGTGTCGGCGAGGATCTGCGCAGTACGGGTGTAGTTCTCGAAAGCGAACAAAGGATCAACGCTGCATGTCCGGCTACCCCAGAAGCGGAAGCCGGCCTCATTGATCAGGGTGGTGACTTCGTTGCCGTTGAGGTAGTTGGCATCGGTGGCCGGGTTTTGTAGATCCCAGAACACATCGGCGCTGATACCGGTGACACCGTTGACCGCAACGTTGGACAACGTTTTGTGCCAGCCCACTTCCTGGTCGATCTTGGCGCGCAGACCCAGGGCGCGAGCCACGGCGGAAGCTTTCGCGGTTGCATTGGTGGTGGTGTTCCAGTTCTGAAAATCCGGCCAGATGACCATGACTTCTCGGGCACCGAAGTTTTCGCGGTAGGCGACGGCTTCCTCTTTGGTCTTGCAGTTCCAGGCGCTGACGTAGTTGAAGGCGCGCAACTGCTGACCAATAGCGACCAGAGCGCTGGCCACCGGTTGGCTGTCCAGACCAGGCACACCGAGAATGCGTGGGACCAGGCCGACCTTGGCCTTGGCGGCGAGCAGGGCTTTCATGCCAGTGTATTTGCCGTCGGCGGTGGTGGTACCGATCAGGGCGCTGGTGGTGGCTGCTTCGGTTGCCCCTTCCTTGACACGCACCACAATCACGTAAGGTTTGGTTTGGTCGGCGATAGCTTGGAGAGAGGCTGCCAGCGTGCCCTTGGTACCGGCCTTGGCAATCGCGGATTGCACGTTGGTCAGCAGAACCGGGGTGTCCAGTGGGAAAGCGGTGGCATCAGCGTCTTCGGCCGTGCAAACCATGCCGATAACAGCGGTGGGGATGGTGCGGATGGGGCGGGTGCCGTCGTTGAGTTCGATGACCCGCACGCCGTGGAGATAATCGGCCATGGGTTTGCCTGCGCAGAGAATGGGATGACAGTGCGCAGGCTGCCGCGTGCGCGCTTGATCGGCGAGCACTGGAGATTGTGAGAGCGGGGATTACAGGGAGAAGTGTCGCTAAATCTCCCGGGCCGCTTTCACGGCCCAGGGTTTTCAGCAAGGGCAGGGGTTAAATCGCGTCCAGCTCGGCGACCACCAACTCGCCGGCGGCGACTACCGCTTCGATCGTGGTCAGCTCAGCGATGGACGCTTTGCCACCGATACGGGCCGCTTCGATGCGGGCCGCCACCGATAGCCAGGAATCCCGGGCTTCAATCACCCGATTTGCCTGCGCTTGAGGGGTAATCTGCAACGCCTCGGCTTCGGTCTTCAGCAACACATAGTCGCTGGCATCCGCTGGCGAGCCGGCCGCGATATAGCGCTCGGCTTCATTCGCCTTGAGCAAATACATGGAATCCTGGCCATCGATCCGGGTGGCATTGCGCGCGCGAGCCTGCGCCACGGCCGCATCAATCCCTTTCTGGATATCCTCAGCAGCAGCTCCTGCCAGCACTGACACTGGTATCCCCGCTGCTAGTGCATCCTCCACGGTAAACGCCGAGTAAAATTGCCCATCATATGTAAAGTTAAGTCGCATCATTAATCACCGAATCAACCAAGAACCAAGTTACTAACGACACTTCTAGGCACGCCGTTAGAGTCAAAAACAACACCAGTCAAATAATCACCCGACCATTTAGCGCCAGCCGGCAACGTATTATTTTGCGCAGACAAAATAATAGGAGTGCCTGCTGTCTCGATTAATGGCGTGTTCTTAACGACCGGCCCCACTCGACTGATCTTGTTCGAGTACAACGAAACAATACCGGTTTGCCCGTTGATGGTATGACGAGAAAGTGAGGTATCACCTAGTTCAACTTCGCAACGAGACAGATGAATCATGCCCAGCGGTCGATCATAGCGCCGAAACAAACCGGTATAGACATTGTTCGTCGTTGACTCGGGCTTCGTATAATTGGCCGTGCGAATGCGCAGGTTATCCAGGACGACGGTAGAACTGTCCATCATAAAGCCAGTGGTCGAGTTATCTAGGTTCCCCGAACCGTCTGCACCGTTGGCCGGAATGCACACGTTTCGCAGGATTGGCATGACCGTCTCCCCCTCGGCCACCGCAATCGTAATGTTCTTGGAAATTACGAAAATCAGGCTCTCGATCACATGTTCATGACCAAACAACCGGATATAGCCACCGCCGCCATAAGGGATGGCATTCACGGCCTTCGCAATCGTTTTGAACGGCTTGAGCTTATCCCCCAAGCCGGCAGCATCGTCACCGGTAATAGCGTTGACATAATAAATCTTACTCATCGCCGGGACTGCACTAACCGCAGCAGCTACAGCGGCGTTAATGCCCTTCTCTTTGTCCTGAAACATTCCAACAAGGCGAGTAGCCTCAGCCAGCAGTGCCGACATGCCCATAATAATTCCCCGGTTTATTTCTGTTTAAGTTGCGTAACTTCGTTTTTGAGTACCCGGATCGTCTCGCTCATTTCCGCTAACGAATCTTTTTGCGTCATTTGTCCGCGCATCAAGTTCACCAGGCTGGTCGTGCAATCGCCCGCCAGGGCATCGACCGCCGCCGCCGCCCAACCCCCTTCGTGGTACATCGGATAGACCGGGTAACGCAGGACCAGGCCGCCAGCGCCCTCGACTTTCGGCAGCACCGCGTAGATGCCCGAGGCTCGCACCAGCCGAGGCGTTCCGGAGCTATCCAACACCCAGCGTGGGCTCGCCCCGGTATCCGCCGGATCAGGGTCTAATACCGTGTCAGAGAACATCTCAGCCGGTGTGATGTAGTGCCGAGAACTATCACTGCGACCAGTCCAAGCGGTTTGCGCGGTAGCGCCGTCGCCAGGCGTGGCGGCTACCGTGGCGATGCCGTAGGGGTTCCAACCCTCCAGCGGCGTGCGCAAAATAAGCTCCAACGGAATCGCGTAGCTGTTGCGGTAGGTTTGACCGTCCGCCGCAAACGACGCCACTTCAGGGCGCGTATTGGACGCCACAAACAGCGTTGGGTCGTTGTAACTACGCAAGCCTTTGGTACGACCGCTGGCATTGCGTTCGTGCCCATACCGGCGGTTGTAGTAAGCCGCGTTCAGCAGCTCGGGACTGTCCCACTTGGTCAGCTTTGTGACCACTCCGCTGTCCGTGTACTGCTCAACCAAGTTCGCCCCGGCGCCGTTCAGCCCCGGAACCTTGGCCATCAGTTCGTCGAGTAGATCGATGGTTGGGGATTCGTTGTACGCGCCCCAGGTAGGATCGGCCGACAGCTCACGGTTGATACGCCACCGCTGACGGCGGCTTGTCGCCACCTGCGGCCCCGTCAGGTTTGCGTGCCAACGCTGCAACGGCAGATCGAGTGGGGTGACGAGTTTTTCAACGGGGTAATCCCCCACGCTGCCCACGTCTGCGACCGATATGCGGTAGCGCCAGGCCACGTACTGCGGCCGCCCGGTCTTGGAAACTTGCCGTACTGAGCCGGGGATGAACGATCCGTTTTCATTTCGGCCGCTATAGCCGGTGGCGCCCATCAACAGGGTGCGCGACAACAGGTCGCGATAGCCGTTGATTTCCTCCAGATGGCGGAAGCTTTCAAAGGTGTCGTTCACCTCGTCGGTCAACAGCTCCGGCCAGATTTCTAGCACCGAAAGGTTCCAGCGAAAATGTGGTCGGTAGTCGCGAATCCCGGTATCCCGCGCAGCGAAAGCGCGGAAGTATTCGCGCATCTCTGCGACCTTCGCCGGAACGTCAGCCGCCGCATTCACCGACGCGGGGGCCGCTGGTGGGGCAATGTCCACCATTGCCAGGTAGTTACCCGGAGCAGCGCTGCGCAGGCGGTAGTCGTTGTGCCGAGTCCTGACCATGTGGCCGTTGATCATGGCCGCGATTTCACCCAGTCCCGGAGTAGCCAGTAGGTTGGGATGGTTGTGCAGGTTGATGGCCGAATAGGCGCCGTCGAACGTTCGGTTGAACGACTCGGTCCCGGCAGAGCCGTATTGGCGACTGCCCAAAACCCCCGACTGGCCAAAGGTCCGGAAAATTTCCGCCAGGTATTCCGACTGGCTCGACTCGGCGACCCAGTCTGTTTCGATGAAATTGGTCAGCGGGTAGTTGTGGGTTTTGCCTTCCGCATGTTCGGCCGACAGGTCCTTTTTGATGCTAGCCAATTCGACTTCGACAAACTCTTTCACCCAGGCACGGGTCGCCTGAATGACCGAACCGTCGAGCATCAACGTTACGTTGTCGGCATTGCTGGTGGTGAAGATGGTGCGAATGTTGATTTCGCGACCGGCACCGGTGGCAATGAGCGGCTTGAACGACTCAGGGTATTTGCCGATGGCGTACAGAATGCCGGTGTCCGTCCAGACGGCAACCTCACGAATCCAGAAGCCACCGACGTTCTGAGGAATGATCGCCTCGACCACCAGCCAGGCGGTGTTCGTTTTGTCTTGATACAGATTGCTGAAGCTGCCTTCCCAGACCTTACGCTTCAAGGCGACTTGCGTATCGACTGGGTTGTAGGAGGCGCCGTTCCCGTCACCGACGCTCATCTTCACCAGCTTGATCGGCTTGCCGGTGGCCTTGCACTCGGCTTCATATTGAATGCCGGCCTTGGTCAAAATCGTATAGAACTCTTGCGCTGCCATCACGCCTCCAACGGGTAGATAGTGGTCAATTCACCCGCGTCCGCAGCGATGGACTGATAGGCCGGTTCGGCCAGTTGTTCCAGGGCTGTGACGTGTAGGGGGTGGATAGTCGTTTGTTCGCCAGAATCACCGCCGACCGCCTCCCATGCGGGATAGGCATGCTGTTCCAGCAACGTGGGTTGAAGCGGGTACAGCGTGGTCATTTCGGCGGTGACCGCGATGCTCGCCGCGTCCCGAGCTGTGCAGGTAAGCTCCAGCAACGTGACGTGCAGCGGGTAGATCGTGGTGACCTCGCCCTCGACAACGCAGGCACCAAACCAGAGGGCGGCGGTGGTTTCCAAGCCAAAGGCGAGGCGGGTCATGTGCCGGCTGACCGGCTTTGCGTCATCAATGAGCCGGGTCAGCTCCTGGTACATTTCTTCGGTGATGCCGGTATCCAGAACTTCGACCTTCAGCGCGAAGGTGCCCGGCTCGCGCTCGGGCACGGTCTGCCACCATTCCTCCACCTCGATCAGGTAGCCCAGAGGCTCGACCACACGGCGCAGCGCACCGAGGGTGCCTTTGCGCGCATGGATATAGAACGACGCACGGATGGCGGAACGCTTGGCGGCGTCGGACCATCGAGGGTCCCAGCGATCGACCGAGAAGGCCCATGCCAGGTAGGGCAATAGGTGCAGCGGGCATAGATCCGGGTTGTACAATTGTCGCAAAGGAATCGGCACACGCTGAATGTCAGCCAACGCTATGGCGGCCTGGCGTTCAAGCGGGGTGACGTTCCGTGGGAGTAGAGCTTGGGCGGTCATCACTCAACCCCCAGGGATAAATCGATGTCGGTGCAGAAGGGGGCTTGGTAGGGAGTGGCAACGATGTCCTGCCAATCCTGCAGGACGACTTTGCGTACGCCTTCAACGTGAA